CGCCGTTGAAGGTCAGAACTGGCTGGACGACACCGCCCGTTGTGATTTGCCAGTAGGCACCAATCGTGGGGGATGCCGTTTGGCTGGCGGGGTTGCCGAAGCCGAGTTCGATGACGGCGTTGGTGACGTGGCCAGCGCGGGCGCGGAACTTGCAGTGCAGTGGAGCACGCTGCAGCTTGGCGAATTGGCGGTTGCTTGTCAGCAAGGCTGCTGAAGCAGCTGCGGCGTTGTTGGCGCTGTTGAAGTTCAGACCGCCTGCAGCAGTCTGCGCCTGCGTGAATGTAGTGGTTGCAACTGTGACTCGGTTGGGGCTACTGACAGTTGCACCTTCAAACGGTTCGTGCAGCAGTAGGTTTGCCGTGCCGGGAATCATGTTTCCCAGGCGGTCTACCCGCAACGGTCGGTAGGTGTCGTCGTTGATGCCACCAACGGGCAGATGACCGTCAGACGAGCCACGTCCCTCGCCGCTGGTCTTGGGAACGGTCGTGCCATCCGCCGCCACCAGCATCGAAGCCAGACCCTTGGAGGTGTTGAAGATGCGGGCAAGGATTCCGCCCGAGGTTCCGTCTTGGAGGACTGCCATTGGTCTAAATCAGGAGAGAAGGAGCAGAAAGGATCGAGTGCCCACCACAGGCCCCGGAAAAGCCGTGACCCAGGCCTGAATTGTGTCGGTTGCGGTTACGCGGGCGGCGCAGGTGAAACCATCGAATTCAAGTTCATCACCATTATTACCCGATGCAACCATCATCACGCTTTGTCCAACTGTTGCGGGAATCGAAGTAATTGTAAATTGAGTTGACCACTGTGGATTGCTACCAAAATCAAGGGTAACGCTGTTAATTACAAGTCCAGTTCCTGATCCCCATGTTGGAGGTGCGCCAGGGCCTGCGGATTGCAGGCTTTGGCCAACGGCTCCAGGGCTACCGCTTACTTCAAGCGGGCCGAGTAAATTAGCACCAGTAAGTAATTCGCGTGTCATCAGCCAATCACAACGACGCGATAAGCGTTAGAAGTGGGCGCAGTGGCAAACACAATCGTCAAGGTGTTGATCGTGGCGTGAGTAATATCAGTGATCACTTCTTCGCCATTGCTGTTGTTAAAAATAGCAACAGTGACATCAAGAGTGGCGAGGTTGTGAGTAACTGTGTAGCTTGTATTTGTGCCGTCGCCAATGCTGACCGCATATTTTTTAATACGGCCACTCCAGCTTGCAAGCTTGAGGGGCGTAATAAAACCGCTGTCGTCAGTACCAGTATTGACCTCGGCCTGTGTTGCAATTTCAGCAATGCCAGCAGTCGTCTCAGAGGCTGTTGGTGCGGCTGCCCCAAATGTAACCCAACTGATATTGCTGCTATCAATTGTGCCATTGATTTGGTCTTGGCGATAGCTTGTGCTAGCGCTTGTGCCTTCCTCCACCGTTGTTACGGCCTGCTCCAGCTCCGCAAAGGTGCTGGCGTCGAGCGCCCGCGTCATGGCAACGGCAGCGCCATTCCAGACATAGATGCCGTTCTGAGAAGCGACGCTCTGCGAGCGCACCAGCACGCGATCCTGTGACGCCATCGTGACGCCATCAATGGAGGCGCCGGGGCTCGCCAGGTTCAGGTTGGCCTGTGTGGAGACGCGGCAGCTGTCTTTCCAAGCAAGGCCTTCTACCAGGCTGTCAACGTATGCCTTTGAGGCTGCATCGCCAGAATTACTGGGCGAGGGTAGATTCGTGACCTTGCTGACCGACTGAAAATCAAAGTCGGTAAAAATCTTCTTTGCCATGTCAGACCAGCCTTGCGAAGCCAGCGATGGGGACTGCGAACAGAATACTGGTGGTGTTCAGGCTTGGGTGCGAGATCAATCCTTCTATCTCCTGACTTCCAGCATCAAACATTTGAACGACCGGCTTAAATCCTAAATTGTGATTTATCAGCCAGGTTGTAGACGGACTTGCTTGTGTAAAAAGAAACCCGGCTCCAGCTGGGCCTTGTGGCCCTTGTGCGCCAGGCGTAATTACCGTTACGACAATGCCTTCGCTGCTATCTGTAGCAACAATAGTTTGTGTTACAGCTTCAACGCTTACGATTGTCATGTCGTGTACCCCTGAGAAACGTAAATTGCCCCTCCAAGGTAATATTCTTTTAGATCTGATGGATTTGTCAGCAATACATCATAATAAGCTTCATCAGGAAATGTGGTTGTTTGGATTTCCGTCAAACTTAACTTGACTTTACCGATTGATCTATCTGTATATTCGACCGCAAAATCTGCGTACTTTACAGTACGATCTTTGTTCCAAACTTCTGCATCAACTACCCAACCGGTCAGGTTGATTGGAGTTACCGTGCCATCCTTGAACTGCAGCATTAGGCTGTAGTCCGCCCGACGCTTCAGAGAAAAATTGTAAGTGCCGGGTGTGACTGCCATGGATACAGCCTAGCGTCCCTGGCCACACATTTTCTTGCGACCATGACTGGGCTTGCTGTGCTTCCCTTGGCCTTGCCGGGTCATCTTCGGCTTGCCAGGTTGATGATCAATACGACCAGTGCCGGTTTTGCTTTTTACAGCCATGGTTCAACTCAGTGGAAACAGTGCGGCAAGTGGACGCAAGGCTTTGGATTACCCGTTGCCCTGGCCTTCCAGTGTAATGCCCCATTTTGTAGCAAGCCATGCCTGTACGGCGTCGCGGTCGGTGGGGCTTAGGACGGAGGGGAAGATGACGTACTCGCCAATCAGGCCGGACCAGCCACGGTTGAGGTTGGAGAAGCCGCGATCATTGCCTATTTGAATACCAGAACTTGAGAAGATCGTGTTACCGGAGGAGCTGTTGATTTGCATAATGGCAGGATCTTCGATAGAAGGTGAGCCAAACAAGCCGCCTGAAAACTTGTTGCTAGTGCCACCATTGATGAAAAGCTGGTCAAAACCAGTCCCGTCTTGCGTCAACGATGAGCCGTATGCCAGCACATACCAATTACCATTGTGTGCGGTAAGAAGACCGGCATAGTTACCTGCGGTGCCGCCAAAGGCAGCATCAACAACTACATACACTTCCCCGATTGTTATGGGAGTACCATCATTGTTAGCGTGGTACAAGAAGTTGTCATGGTCTGGGCTTATGCCCCAGTCCAAGCACTTCAATCCGTTAATGCCAGTGACGTAATACGGATATGGACCGGTGGCCGATTTTGTAAGAGTCCAGCCTCGGCTGCCTTTATCAGTGACCTGAGCAATTTCGCCGCTTTCTAACACCCCTACAGTCGATTCATCGGCAAAGTCGTACCAGAGAACGGGGGACAGTGCGGGGATGGGATTTGGCGGGGTTACGTTTGGCCAGATCCCTGCCCGCTGCGCATCGCACTGCTCATCGAGCAGCCAACTGCCGCTGGCGTTGCTTGTAGTAGAGACGCGGCGTGGACCCATGAGGCCGCCGTTGCTTCCGAGACGTGGCATGGTTAGAAGTTGGGGAAGGGAGCGGTGGGAGGTGTAAAGTTGGCGGTGTAGCCAGTCAATGTGTAAATTTCTTTTCTAACGGCCATGGCTAATTAAAGAGAAGTAGTTAATGGGCTTTACCCAGGATGATTTAGTTCGTTGTTTACGCAAGACTGATAACCCCGTCAGAACCGCCTGCGAGATCAGGGCTGACTAAACCACTGACCGCACCCAAACTTGTCACAGTATCGTTTGCCACTGAATAGGCGTAAGCCTGCATACTCTCGTATGCATTGCCGGGGGTGGAGTACAGGAATAGTATGTTCGGGTCTACGGCGCTGAAAACAGGCCAGCATCCACTCACCGCATCCCCCGAAAGTTGAGTCAAAGATGCGCCGTTGAATGTATAAACCCCGGCACCCGCAACAACTTTAGTGACATCTGGACTAAATGCAGCTCCCCAGCTAATTGAGCTTTGAGCTATCTCTAGAAGTGGCGAGAAATTATCTCCCGTTCTTGAGAAAAGTTGAGCTGTCTCAGCATTACCAATGAGCAAATAATCCTCGTTCGATGACATGGACATGCTTCGCTTATTGCGGTAACCATTTGATACCTCGCAACCCCCCATTTCAGAGAAAGAATCACCAGTTCGTGAGAAAACTTTGAACGATCTTGAGGTGCTACCGCCATAGTAGTCAAAGAGAACGCAGAGGTAGTTACCCTGGGGTGACCAAATCAGTTGAAAGACACCGTCCGCTGAGGCAAAATTAACGGTTGTAAGGTAGTTGAACTCACTTAGCGTACTGTTTCCTTTGTAAATCCAAATTGTCCCAGGGGAACTATTACTCATAAAAGCAACGTACAACCCGTTAGGCGAAACAGCAGCCCACGTTATCGGGAAATTCGCTACATTTTCAGGATTGCATGGCAACAGAGTATAAGTAGATCCTGACAATTTATACACCATTGCATTTCGGCCCGTGTCTAAAGTAGACCCGTATGCTAAAATAGTACCTTTAGCAGATAAAGAGGGACCTCCCGTACCGTAGGTGTTGGCAACACCTCCCGTGATTGAAAGAGGAGCCCCTAGAGCTTCGGTTGTCAAGTAATTCACATAAATTCGATAATTGCGTGCCACGATCTGAGCAGGCAGTGGCCAGATTCCCGCGCTCGCCGCGATCTTCTGCTCGTCAAGATCCCAGATACCGCTGGCGTTGCTGGTAGAGGGGATGCGGGGCTTGCCGCGAAGGCCGCCGTTGTAGCCGAGCAGTGCCATGATTCAGGGATCCGGTGATGCAGGCGCAGGAGGCTGCGGCCAGGTGATGTCAAACGGGTTGGCAGCATCGGCCAGGTCGCGCAGGGCCTGGCGGTAGGCGGCCCAGGCGTCACGATCGGCGCCGAGGTCGTAGTCAACGATCTGCGTCCAGTCGCTGGCCTTGAGCAGCTCGATGCGCCGCTGGCGGACCTTGGCGTGCTGCGCCTGCAGCTCATCGAAGCTGTAGGGGCGCACCACAAAGGCGCTGCCGTCCCAGTCGATGGTCTCCAGCTTCGGGTTGCACTCGGGGCGCTGGTAGGGGCCGCTGTACCCGGCACGCTCCAGCTCGTCAGGCGTGAAGGTGCTGTTGTCGGTGCGGGTGCTGCCGTCCGCAAAGCGGATGCGGTGCGGCAGGGGTGCTGCGGTGGTTTGGTAGTGGGAGTAGAGGGTCATGGATATACCTGTCCGGGGGCAAGAGCGTAGAACTCAGACAATCCTAAATAAACGCTGGCACTAATTCTGATGTATCTAGCAGAAATTGCAACAGTCCGTTGTTGTATTCCCCCATAACTGCCTACATTTAGCAAAAATGTCCATGTTGTATTATCTGAAGAGTAATGTATATCTGCATTATCATGAAAACCATTCGGACCTGGCGATGAGGCCCAGTCTGTGCCTACAGGAGTTTGACCATATACAATGGTTCCAACTACTCTCGTCGCGCCAAGATCCATTGTCACAAAGGCGATATTTCCAAATGGACCCCCGCCAGAAAATGAGTCAACAAATGTGCCAGACGGATTGACAATGACTCCATCTTGCATATTTGCAACACTTGGCGGTGGCATACGGTAATCTATATGCGGTGCATGATACAAGTAATTAATACTACTCAAGTTTATGTTTGTTGGTGAATCTGGCCAAATCGCTGCCCGTCTCGCCACGCTCTGCTCGTTCTGAAACCACAGCCCCGAAGCTGCGGCAGCAGTAGGCGTGCGCCTGACGCCCATGAGGCCACCGTTGAAGCCCAACATCAGCTGATTTCCTCATAGCTGATGGTCAGCTCCAGATCGCCTGCTGCGCTGGCCTGTGCGCGGAGGCTGTGGCCTTCCTCCAGGTAGATGTACGCCTCGCGGGTCACGAGCACCTGGGTGGCGTCGGCTGGCACAGTGATCGTTTTGCCAATGGCAAACCCAGTGGAGCCGTTGTAATGCTCCAAGCTGATGTCAGCAGCAGCAGCGCCATCCACGTTGGCGCAGTACACCGAATTGATTTTCAGCACCTTGCCGCTGCTGGCGGCGTTGCTCAGTGCCGCAGCCATCGAGGTGGTGACGGCATAGCCCACGGTCTTGCCGACGATCGTGTTTGGCGTCTTGAGGTTCGGTGCAGCCATGGTGAAGCGGGTTGGTTAAGGACAGTCTAGTGGCGAGTCAGGTGGGAAGTAAAATTAATTTCCCCACCAACCAATATAAACGTTTTCCTCCCAGCCATAAAGCTGAACTGACATATCAGACCAATAATCGCTGGATACAACCGGAGGGGTCGGTGGCTCAATTGTTCCTTGACTGAAGTCAGGATTCACGAATCCAGATGGGCGGAAATTGATTGACACCATCGAGGCGTCATCTGGATTTGCTTTAAGGCTTGCGCTTGTCAAAACGGCTTCAAGTTCAATTGACCTTGAAAGGGAATCGCTGACTACGCCACCAACTTGCACTCGATCGACATAGAGCTTGATTGCTGCGCCTACTTGCTGGCGCTTGAGCACATCGCTGATAATTCTTGAGGAGATTGTTTTTTCCTCATCTGTCATGTAAACATTGACCGTTCCATTGCCATCTGCAAACCCAGGAATGTAAGATCTGAAAGGCGTGTACTGGCCAAGCACTTGACCGATCTTGCTTACGTCAATCTCAGATCTAGAGAATTCAAAAGACCAATCTCGCACCTCAGAAACAGCGGCGTAGTCCTTGTAGCTAACCCTGAACCTTGCTGGTGATGCAACTGTACCAGAGCTGGAAATATTGATACTGCTTCCAGGATATGTAGAAGAAACTTTCAGGATACCCGTTTCTTTCGTGTACTCAATAACGTAGTAAGTCGTGGAGTCAGAAATACCTGCTGGTAGCGTGCCAGAAATAGGGCCATCCTGTGGGCTGTAAATAGAAAAAGCGACCGGATCGCTAGCTTCAAACCCAAGAAATGTGCCTACAAAAATTTCATCTGTAGACGTGTCTACATCTGCAGGCACAAAACTCGCAACAGTTCCTGCGGGTTTGTAGTAAAAAGCGCCAGAAATGCCAGAGAGAACAGTTGCCATGGCAAAAAATAAGGTGGCTGCGGCTGGCTGCCTTGGCAGACCATTTGATCCACAGCCTAGCTATGGCGCGAATAGGAAGTCAGCTGCTACCTATTCTTCTTCTACAACACCACCCTGCGCGAGCCATTGCAGGAAAAGGCGATCGGCATCAGTTCTTGGATTGGACGGTAAAACGTAAATAGGGAAGTCGGGTGCATTGGAAAAGAAAACTTCCACAAGGCCGGGGAAGCTGGGGTTGTAGCGAGCGCGAATGATGTCCATGAGAAATAAGCGATGGTGCGCGTAGGTGGATCAGATGTAAATTTGTGGATACATCCCGTTTACGGAAATTCCAAGGTTGTAGTAAACGCCACCATCAAAGTTCAAGAATCTAACATTCAGACCGCTGTGTGTACCATAATCGCTAGACGCGACTGTAGCAACCGTAGGAGCAAGTGCGGGACCGGCCCCTGACAGCAGATTAGTTTCTCCAACGCCAGCCTCTACCAAGAAAGTGCTGTGATACTGGTAAGTGAGGCTGATGTTTGTACCCGCTCTGATGAGGCTCCCAAAAGGCGCTGGTCCCCCTAGTTTTCCCTTAAAACCTGAGGTTCTCGTGGCTAGTGTAGCACCGTAAGAATTCCATATACCGTAAGGAGTAAAGCCTATAGTCTTAGGAAGCGGACTATAAAGAATAACTGTAAGCTGTGGTCCACGCGCTGCGCGAGTTGTACTGTCTTCGCCAGCGCCCCAGGCGTTGCTTGCATCAACGCCGACGATTGACGCGGGTGGATTGCTGCCTCCATTACGGCTATCTGGTCCGTAGTAGGTCGGCTCAAAAATAATGTTATTTTGATCGTGATTATAGTTAATGTCCACTCCAAGAGTTCCGGTGGTGTAAGTATTGCCGAACCGTAGAAGTGATTCGCTTCCGCCCCTGGCGGAAATCAAAGCTGCGTGGAACCCAGAAACCTTGGGATTACCGGTAATGATTCCAGTGTAATCATTAAATTCATTTCCTCGTATCCGACAACCACCTATATCTAGTCCGCCACCTTCTAGTGTGATCCATCCCCATCCAGCATTGCCGCCTATGTCTAGTGCCCCATAGGCGCCCCTGGCTCCGAGCGTGCAGTAACGCATGGTCAATACTCCACCTGTAACGTGGAGGGTCATGCCAGGCTCTTGAGCCAAGCCATTTGCGGTTGCTGGATAGCTTGGATTGGAGGCTCTGTGGTAAGTGATAAATGCTCTGACCCATTCGGCCAATCTTGTGCCGACTGCAGCGGCCTTAACAGTTGCTGTGCGTACAGCAGCACCATACATGAACGATGAGTCTGGAATGGCTGCGGCTCCAAGAGCCATATCTGGGCTAATGAAGTGTATGCTTTTCAGAGTTCCACCGTTCTTCAGCTCCAAAAGCCAGCCGCCCCCCTGCAAATACACAATGCTGTCATTGGTGCCATAATTTGGTGTAATATATGGAGTCGCGAAAAACATCAAGCTATTTCCGTATGTAACAATGTCGTAATCACCTATGTTGCCGATGGTGTAAGAAGATGTAGTGCCAACTGCTGCACCATCAATGGAAATCGTACAATTAAAAGTGATATAATCATACTTGTAGAATCCGGGCTTCATCAAAAGCACCGCTGTCTGCTCCGTGCCCAAAAACTCGTTGCACCATGCAGCCGCTTGAGCCAGATCGGGAAATGGCTTGAATGTTGCACCCTCGGGGATGTTTGAGTTCCCAACACCGGCTGGCGCGGGCCAATAGCTCGCTCTGTAAGTAGAATCAAAGTTTACAGGCGCAATTCCATCCCAAGTTCCTATAAAAATTGTTTGTTGTGCGGTTGTGCGATATTGAATCTGTTTGGAGTTGGCCCATTTGGACAAACCACTTGGAGTAACAACAACAGAATTTGATGCACCAGCGATAGATTCTCCATCCGTTGCCAGTTCCACAATGCCAGCTTGAGTTGTAGATGCAGCAATCGAAGCGCGAGCTGTTAGGCTCAACGCCAGTCCACCATTGATCGCGGTGTTTCCGTTCAAAGTAGTGGCGCCAGACGCCGTAATAGTGCCAGCGGTGAAATTATTAGCGCTCAGCGATTCAAACGAGGTTTGAGGCTCTGGAAGCGTTGTGTCACTTGCGCCAATCTGCTCAACACTCAGGGTCTGACCTGTTGCAAGATCTTCTACGCCACGCGGGCTGATTTGATAGCCCTCTTCGTTGAAACCAGTTGGATAAACACGTCCACCATTGGCATTGGTGAAGTAATACGTGAACCGGTTCTGCGGACTCAGTTGACGCTGATACTGCGGCAGGCTCTTGCTGTAGTTCAAGAAACCAGACCAGGCCCAGTTGTGCGTCAGGAGCTGCATGAACGATGGACGCCTGAATTCGACCGGCCAGTTGCCGATCGCATTGGCGGCGCCAGATGGCACATACCCACCCATGTCGCCACTGCTCGCCGGGTTCAGCTCTCGGGCGGCCTCGGCGCGGGGCGTCAGGATCGTATGCGCCTGGCCACTGGAGAAGCCCAGGGCGACCAAGAAGAGGTGCAGGGAGCGATAGTCCGTACCGGCTCGGTACTGGGTCTGCAGGGCCGTGTCGGTGCCCCAGACAGTCGAGAAGTTGTAGCCCAGGTTGGTCGAGTCCTGAGCCCCATCGGTGTCATTGTCGAATGTCAGCGTTGGCGCTTCGTTCTTGTAGAAGTCCTCGGGATTGAAGGACGATGCCATGTGGGCATAGCTTTCCTGCCATTTGAACGAGTCAAACACCGCATCTGAATTTGTTTCGATGCAGGTGTAATGCTTGTTGTTTCTTTTGACTGTTTCGCCAGCAATATAGCGCGTGCCGCTTTGCCAATCAACGGAAGCGTTTCCGCGACGAAGTGTAATCTCCGCAGCAACAGCAACGCCGTCAGGACGGATATTTGCAGCATTGTTGACGATCAGGACTTGACTTGTCGGGATTTCGCTAATAATCGGAGCAACGCCGTTTTTCACTTGCAACACGTAATCGCGCACGGGCGAACGAGCAAGCTGATTCGTGTTGTTCAGCTTGAGCGTGTAACGACGCTGGGCGGGCGTGCGTGTATCAACAAGGCGGCGAATGTAGACGCGCTTGCCAATGGCACTGCTATCTCCGCTGACGACCGGAACCGGATTTCCAGCTGGATCCGTAAGTGCAGCAGTGATGTTGAGCTGACTGGGCGTGCCGGTGCTCCAGGCTGAACTGGTAAAAGGCGATCTCCAGTCATCGCCAAGTGGATTTTCCACCCAGACGTAGCTGGCATTACGCAGTGTGTAACCATCGCGTGCAACAAGCTCGGGCACCCCGGCGGTGCTTGCACTTTCGCTCAGTGGGGTGCTAAGTGTAATTGAACTAGCGGAAACTGCAGTAACGGTTCCAAGGTAGATCCGCTTTACGTTGTTTGTAATCTCAGAGAGGTTGTTTGCAACTTTGATTCGATTGATTGTCCAGTCGATGTCGGTTGGGAAGCTTGTGCCTCTGTAACCTTCAGCGAGACCGGCAACACCGCCAAAGTTAGAGAAGCCGCCATTGCTGATGATCTCACCACCGTTTTGGACCCAGTGGTGAACACCTTGACCGATTGCGAAAACAGAAACCTCTTGGATGAAAGCGCCATTGATCGCACGCACATGGAAAGTGCGGCGAGACGGGTTCATGCGAATATCATCCGGGTTCGTGCTGATGTAAGTGGCGTAGGAATCGCCAGACATACTAACCCAGTTGCCGCCACTGTATTTCTGCCAAGAACTGAGATCGCGCTGTTTGGAGACACCGGTGAACTGCGCAGTCACAATGGACTTGAAGCCAGAAGCCTTGTCGCCATCGGCAAAGATTCCGCAAATGCCATACTTGGACCGAACAGAACAGTTGAAGATATAGGGCGAGGCGGAATCAGTTGTATCAGTGTCAATCGTCTGGGATCCAGGTGCGGGCGCGGGGCCTACGATTTGATACTCAGGTGTATTTGTAACGGCTAGGGACAGATTTATGCCACCAGTATTTCCGGCTCCACCAAAAGCAGAGCGAATCTTTCCGTAGAACTCATCCAGTTCACTTTGGCTAGTAAATTGGAAACAATCGAGAAGATGGTGACTCGATGTGCTTCCGGCTTTGTCCATAAAGCTGAAGCCAAAGTAGTAGCCAGTGCCGGTTACCTTGAAGATCGCACGCCTGTTGCTGCAATCTGCCAATTCATCGGCGGCGGCGGGAACAGTGTTCGGCCTGAACACGGTTTTGCGCAGATCGAAGCCGCAAAGGCTTACGCCGCGAGGAAGGATAATGCCGCCAGTTGCCTGTGGGTTGAAAGCTTGCAGTGCCGTGTCATCGGGCTCGTAGCCGCTGGCCCATTCGCTTACCGAAGAGGCTCCGTCGCCATTGAGCAGCACCGAGGCGCCAGGGGACAGCACGATGCTGACAAGATCAGCATTGCTCAGCGGTTGTTCGTAGAACGATTTTGCCGTGACGATTCCGGCTTCAATAATCGCCCGGTTAATTGTCTTAAATGGGCGGGCTTCGCTGTACCCACACTCAAGGCGCTGCAATTCGATGCGCTTAGTAGCGCTGCCTGTGGTGCTATAGCTTCCGCCGACAAAAGTATCTTTTCCTGTGTATGGATTAACGTAAAATACATAGGGAGCTGAAAGTGGATCGTTCAGCAAGGCGCCAGGGCCGATCTCGGGGTTTCCGCCCAGCTGGCGCACAGCATCCGTAATGGCCGAAATCTGTGAGCGGAACGTTGCCTGAGAACTACTGATGTAATCAGCAGAATCGGTTTGGCCGCCACGAACGATCTTGGTCACAGTACGGAAACATCAACCTAGCTCATAGTTTACCCGTAGCCCGGTGGGATGACAGGCAGCTCGATAGGGCTCATCCGCAGTGCGATCTCGCCAACTGTTACGAAATTTAGCGATCCTGCTATTACCTCGTCAACCCTTGTGTTAATTGCAATTGAAGTTGCGAGTAATTGCGTTGAGTAATAAAGGTCGCCCGGCAGCAATTCATTATCTATCTCGCGATTGTCTATCATCCAAAACTCAGCATCCGCCTTGCACCCCTTTTCTGTCATCAGCAAGAGCTGCATTAGCATCGTTCCGTCTGTTTTTTCTGCGCCAAGATCTTTCCTTTCAACAAAAAAGTCTATTGATCCGCCACCGGTAACAATTGATTTTACTGAATCACCAAACCGCTCACCAACTGATGTTGTGTCAACCTCGGGAGCGCTCAAGTTCAAAGACCACTGCGAAGCGTCAGCCTGAACAACCCACAGGGCTCCCTCCAGTCCAGCATTGATAAAATAACGAGACGAAGGAGCGCTATTGCAGATAGAAGCAAGCTTTACTTCACTTTGATCTTGCGAGAAGCTATAGTCTTTGATTTCTTCCGAACACAATTCAATCGCTGTATTGTAGTCTAAGGTAGCAAGCGCAGAAATAATCAGACCGTTAAAATCTACTGCATAAATTGGCACTCTGTTATTTGAAAATCCATTTAGCGAATCAGCCTTGTTTGTATAAAAGCTAAGTCCATTCAACTGATCTCTATGAACAAAGTAGGTAATTGTTGTGGTCAGGCCACAACTACTTTGATTGACATAAAAAGGGTCTCCGTCTGAATCGTAAAAGGGGGAACTATCGCTTGCTATGTGATCTCTGTTTGGGCCAATCGTCCAGGGTCCGCCAAAATAAGCTGCGTAGCCATTTGGGCAATCGGGACCATCTGTAGCACTGTCAAACGGAATTCCATTCGCGCAGGCAAGCAAAACTTCGTCGCCCGACCAAAAAGATGGATCGCGAACGTAAATAGAATTGCTTGAAGTCTGAACGCTACTTGGGCGTACAACAATAGGCTCTGGAGCCTCTCGCTTCAGCCTTATCTTTCCACCAACGCCAAGAACTGCCATCAGAAAATAGCCTCAAACGGACCAGTTACCTGAAAATTGATACTGCACACGGTAAGCTCTCCAACTGAAACGGGAGTGCTTGCCTGTGTCACGAATGCAGTGAATTCAATAGAATTATTTGTTGAGCTGTCAAGAATCATTGCAACCGAACCCCCGCCATTGTTGATGAAAATGCTGTTCAGCAGATTCATCGCTCCGCCATCATCTTTGTCATAGATAATGGTTGCGCTTCCAGTTGCGCCTCGCAAGCCTTCGACGTAGGTTCTTTCGTAAACGCCAAGACTTGTAGTCTCAAGAGCGTCACGGGAAATGTCAATAGAAAAGCTGCGGCACTTTGCAATGCGAACGCCATTGTACTGCAGTTCGCCATTGGCCCCGGTCAAGACTGCCATCAGCCGTCCCTCTGTCCGTCGAGTTTCACGCTTATACTACTTCTCCCTGGCGTAACAGATGTAACTATAGGTTGCTGAGAGAATCGCCAGATGTAATCACCTTTTAGTTTTGAAAATAGCGATTCATCCATGCCAGCCCAGACTTCATCTGGAAGCTCTACCGCACCCGTGCTTCCGCGAGCAGAGTCATAAGCATTGGCGATAAGCAAAGCGTCTGAATCTGGAACATTTGAAAACTCAAGATCAATTGAGGAATCAAATGGTTTGCTTCCGTAGGCGCGGGTTACACCCGTTCCAGCAATACTTACAAAACGCTTGACTGGATACTGGCCTTGCGTTATGCGTCGCGAAGTTGGCGTCAGCGAAGGAAAAGCGGTCATGTCACTGTTACGGTCTTTGTCTCACTTTGCGGGCTGTCGCTCGCCAGTGCTGAACTAATCGTACAGCTGACTACATAGGTGCCAGCCGTATCAAATGTAATCGACGCAACTGGCGCATTTGAGTTCACGACAGAAGCGGAGGCGCCAGGAGTTGCAGAAGTCCAAGTCCAGCTGATGAAAACAGCGGACAGAGAATCAGCCGTGCCGGTTCCAGATCCAATTCCAGTTGCGGTAAACACGACACCAACTGCATTGCTGCTTGCGCCGATGGCAACAAAATCAGTGGTTCCAGTGGAAACTATTTGATAGGTTCTGCCAATCACAAAAGATCCAGCGATGGTTGCAGCTGGCATACTTGTGTAATCAACAATATAATCTTCGGTTGTCGTTATAGTTGTAGTAGCGTCACCAGTAATTGTCACAGTTCCGATTGTTTCGATCGTGCTGCCTTCAACTGCAGTGATTGTTTTGTTTTGCGCAATGACAGAGGCGCCCCTGGTGACAGTACACGTAATTGTTTTTGATCCAGCGCTGGTTGGCGTGATAGTTGTAGCCTGATTAGAAGGAGTGCCAAACGTAACGCCAGCGCCCGTCCAGCTATATGTATAAGTTCCAGCGCCACCGCTAATCAAAGCACTAAAGTTGCTTGGGCTACCAACAGTGGCGGTGCCAGGGCCAATGATCGAAACACCAGTGAAAGAGCTAATTGCGCTTTCAGCGTTCTCGCTTGCCCCGATTCTTCCCTCAATTGTCCAGTTTGCCTCCACATCCCAGCCGTCAGCAATTAGGCTGTAACCATTTTCATTAAGCGGAAAGTAGACAGCTTCAACTTGAACATTACCGTCCTCATCAAAGCCAAGACTCTGCACCTTGTAGGCTCGGGTCTCGACACTACTTTCTTTGATACAAAAGACAGCTCTTTCGACGCCAACAGCTTTTTGATTTACTATTTCAAGCGTCGTCTCTTCAATTGTGCCATTGGCCATTCCGCGCCATATCAGTACCGTGTATGTTCCATCTGCAAGTGGTTCGGTTGATGTAACGTTTCCCAGCGAATCTATTGCGCCGTTTCTTGGCTGATTGTAAGTAACGGTTTCAAGTCCAAGCTTGAAGCAGCGCCCAACTTCAAGGGAAGCTTGCGTGGGAACTGTCTTGAAGCGAACGGAGTGTGTCGTTAGGCGGCGGCCACGACAAAATGATTTTGCGATGTCAATAGCGTGCGTTTCGCTTGTGCAAAAATCCGTGAGGTCAATGGCTTCAATTGGAGCATCAACCGGCGTCGAGGATTCGCGAACGGTAACTTCACGGATAACTGGAAACAGGCCCCTGGCGCCAACGTCGCTTGAAGCCTTCTCCTGGCGCCACTTGACAGAGATTCGGTTTGGCGTGCGTTGATCGGAATCAACGTAGACAAACTCAAAAGAATCCTCAATAATGTTGCCGGCTGTGTATAAATTCGTAATCGGCTCTGGCCTGTCAAAATAAAATGACGGCTGGAGTGAGAACTTACCGTTTTTGATGATAAGATCAAGCAAAAAGTAACCAGCGGTCTGACTTGCCCACTGCCTAATATTGATCGACTGAGAAAGGGCGCCATCAAAGAAATACTTGCGACCTCGCGTCCATTCAGCGCACTCAGTAAAGCCTTCTACATCAATTTGTTCCGCGCTCAGCATGGAGCCAACTCCATAGCGAGTGTTCGTCAAAAGATCAAGGAAGACTTCTGGGAACGTATGAATACCGCCAACACCTTTGTTGACATAGACAGACAGTTGATTCAGCTGGCTGAACTCGGTATTACTGCGAAGATTTACGCCAACAAGTGCAATGTCGTCGTAATTCGGAGTCCCCGGATTCTTTGAAAGAATATTGACATAGACTACTTCGTGTTCTGGAGACTTTGCGGAGGTCTGAATTTCCTCAAAAATAAATGCCTCAGCCAGCTTTCCCCATGTATCTGCATAGTCGTCTGCATCGCCAAGGGCGACCCCAAGACCTTTATCGCGGGTAGAAGCGATTGAGAATGTTTCTGCGCTACGTGCAACGGGCTCGCCTGCGTAATAAGCAACTACGATGTCGGAGCCACTGCTAGAAGACACCGTTCTGTAACCTGAAATCCTGCTATCAAGTATTTCAAGGCTACCAGTTGCAACGGATGACCTAATTTCCCATCCGGTCAATGGTTCAATGCGAAACTCCCATCGCTGAACAGAGGGCATCTGCAAGCGAATAAAGTTATAGACTGCCTGCTGTGTTAAGCTTCTGACCCCAAAGCACTGAGAAAGATACGTATATTCGGCGCTGCCACCAGCAACTCGATAACCAATCTTAAAGAAGGAATAGCGCATTTCTGCGCCACTATAAGAGCCGGATTGATAAGTGCTAAGCTCCAGGCTTTGCCCTGGTGCATAGGTGCGTCCGTTGTAATAGCTGCAAGCCCTTCCGTCAATTTCAGACTGACTGAGGGAATCCCGAAAATTGCAAAGACCGGAAATCCTGATTCCGAGAGTGCTTCGCAAGCCAAGCTCAACAACTTGTGCAGAGCGAGGAATCGCAAAGGAGGCAATTGCCGCTTTGAACAAATGTGAGCTGTTGGTGCCACTTGCGGTTCCATTGATTCCGCTGATATTGGCAATTCCCGCTTTTACACAACGAAGGCCAACCGTCATTGACTGTCCGCCGCCAATTGGCTCTTGATCAGCCTCAGAAACAAATACTTCACTGTCAGGAGAACGGGTTTCGCAAATAAATAGTGCGGAGCCAAGCTTGTAAAGCTCGCCAATCACCAATGCGTCATCCCAGCTTCGTTGGCGACCAGATACGGTTTGCGCTACATCCCGGCAAGTCTCTTCATGATCAGGGCCTTCCTGGACACCAACAAATACGGTATTCGCCTCACTGCTTGAATCAAGAACATAGGTGATTGAGTCATTAACAGCAAAGCCGACGATTCCACTCACGCCACTTCCATTCTTCTGTGTAACACCAGAGCGGGAACTAAAAACAGTGTTGTACTTATCCCGCTGCGCCTGCGCAACACCATCTGTGTTGCAACTAATTCTTGTATCCGTCTTGCCAGATGGCTCTGATTTTACGACAACAGCTGGCCTCAGGGATGGATTAACGCGGAAGGCGAGTCCGTTGCCTATCAATTGGTAAACGCCAAATTTTGTCTGAGTCGAGGGTTTTGAGGCATAGCAAAAATCACTTGTCCAGGCGCCGTTAAGGCCTACAATTTGAAAAACATCCTGCCCTCCAGCATTTTGCGCATTGCCTGCATCATTTGCAGCAGAGCGCCCCGCAACGCGATCCGCGCTTGCTAGACGACCCCCGTCCCTTGACACATAGAAAGTTGCGCGACTGCTGGTTGAGTTAGCGGCGGAAAGATCATATCCACCAAGAACGTTGTCACCAAAAGCGAATTGCGCTGGATCTATTTCGACGAGCGTTCCCTCCGAAATCAAAAATACGGCACGAAGCATTTGCCCGCCGCCCTGGGACAGCATTTGGCTCCACACAAGATTTGTATTTACGCGAACTCCACCATACGTAATTCCATTGATTGTCTCACGGCATGTATAAACGATTGGAATTGCGGAACCAAGCTCAACAACGTTTTGCAGTGAGTCAAATCCGGCCTTTGGGGCATATTCAGATCTGCCAACAACGTTTTGCCCAGGGACTGAGTTTTGTCTAATATCTGCTCTTACGTTACTAGGTATTTTGGGCCTAAAAAGAAAAGATACAGCAAGATTTATTATGAGGCCTACAACAAAGAAAATAAGAGATATACCGAATGCGTCGAGCGCAACTGGATCGCTAGGCCTAATGTCACTTCGCTTTGAACATTGCTTAAGAAATTCTCGATACTCCGCTTCAGTGCAATCAAGAATTGCAATAATCTCTCTGTCCTGCGGAAGAAGGACGATTTGCCTAAAGACGTGATTTGACATTAGACGAAAGAGATTTGTCCGGTAGTTGGTAGTGCTCCGACGAGGCTCTGGGTCAACACCCTTCTGGGCGCCTGTCCAGCAACAGCATCAAGCGGGCTACCTAAGTCAAGCGACAACCTACTCCCATTGTGCTGATAACCAACAATTTGATATATCTCTTCCGAGTATGTAGTTGTCTCTTCAAGCGTATCTGGCTCAAGCCAAACAGTGCGGATAGAGACAATCCATTTGCTATCGGCCGCTTCTTGAATAAAGCTAAGCAGCAGTCCGTTTACGGAAAAGACTAGCGATGCTTTTATGTTTGCGCCTTGCAAGTCAATTGTGCTACCACTAAACCCAAAGCCAGCGTACATATACGAGGTGCCGTCGTATTCACGCACATCGCCTGCGTGAAAGTTCTGAAAGGCATTTCCCGTAAAAGCCCCTCCAAAAAGCAGAAACTTGATGTAGGTGCCAATTGCAATTTCAGTCATTTTTAGATACCGATGGTTCTCCTCGCGCCAGGATTGTTCTTCAGCGCCGCAAGAGTTCTCTGCTGCCCAAGCTTCGCACCTTCTTGCGTAGCAATTCTGGTTGCCTGCAGCATGTCCTCTTCCGTAACGAACGGCAAGTCGCCGCTACCAACGCGACTGTATTTGATTTCTGTGCTGCTTGCACCAGAAGAAATAACCCTCTCGATGTTCCTTTCTCTTTCGACCGAGCCAATCCCATCGAGGGTCTGCCTGTTCTCGGAGAACGCATCGGCAGCGCTGGTCGATTTAGCGCCTGAGAGGGCTCCACGGGCGGCAGCAAGGGCCTCCACAACGCCGCTGGCTTTTACTCCCAAGCGGCCTTTGCCGTCGCGCTCCAAGGGCATGATCGCCTCTGGACCGGCTTCACCCATAAGGCCAGCCTGCATCGTTCCACCATCTTCAAACTGGAACAAAGTAGGCGAAGAAACGACACCGCCTTGAGCAAACGGAGTCAATTTTTTATCGGAAAACACTCCACCATCTGCAAATGTATATGCACTGGCGGCGGCGTTAAAATTGCTAACGGTATCTGTCTTCGGTCCACCACCAAATGCAAAAGCTCTTGCAATACCAATCATAATGTACGTCGCTATCATTTTCGTCGCCTCTTGTATCAAGAGATCGCCAATGCTTTTTAGCATATTTTGAAGTGCATCGCGCACTTGATCCGCAGTGCTTGGGAGTTGCGCAAGCTCTGATTTCGCTTTAGCGATATTTCTGGAATACTCCTCCCAGGCGTCACCACCCTCCTTCACTTTCTGCTGCTCTCTCTCAAGGTTTTTGATTTGTGATTCGATGTCACCTCTTTGCGCATTCGTATCAATCAATGAACTGAACAGCTGCTGAGGCGCTCCCCCAATTGCATTGCCAATCCCTTGCGAAACACGAATAGATAGAGACTCAATGTCATTTAGGTCGGCTTTGGCCTCTGCGACAAATTTCTTTGTTTTAAGACCTGGCATATTCTCAAGCCTTTGCACGGCATTTGCATACTGCATAGCCTGATCAATTGAACCTGTTAAGTCAAGCGCTTCCCTGAAAGCGCTAGCAGCTTCACCGGCATACCCAAGGTCATACTCAAGCCCAGCAAGTGCAGTCTGCCTTTCTATATTCGCAAGCTTTTGCGCAAACGCTTGCTGCTGCTGTACTTCTAAAATGCTTTCCTCTAGCTGTTTTTGCTGCTTTGTAAGAGCAAGTCTCTGAGTCACCCCTGCGTTGATAGCCGTGATTGCTGCCTTAGCAGCGTCATCTGTCATTTGTCCATTTTTCCTAGCTGCTTCGATTCGCGCTTCTGCATCGAGCCTGTAATCTGTTATTAGATTCAATTCGGCCTGGCCTTCTTGTTGCTTAAGCAGGAGATCGAGCTGATTCCTGCCCATGCCAGCGCTCTGGGACATAACTTGATACTTATCCCTCTCAAGATCAAGTTGATTAGAGAGAGCGATTATGTTTGATTCTCCGCGAGCAGCTTCCTGTATAGACAGCAACGCATTATCGACGCCTATTTTATTTAGCTGCTTTTCAAGATTAAATCGCGCTTGATCTATTTGACTGAGCTTGTCATTTGATTCGACTATGCCCCGAGTGTTCGTTTCAAGTGATGGCGCGACTGGACGCACAACTGACGCGGCCCGTTGATACTGCTGAGCAGGCAACGCGCCAACCATCTGCCCCTCCTTGACTCTCCCTTCGGCATTACCGCCAGGCCACTGGAAAAGCGAAGAAGGCTGATTTGCTTCTTTTCTAGCTTGAGCAAGCAGTCTATTGTAAACAGAATACAAGTCTTCAAACTTTTTAACTGGCTGCCCGTAGTGACTTTTCCCAGAAAGCGTCGGGAGTGACGCCCATTCTGGGGCGAGCGCATGTACCAATTCACGGGTGAACCCAGTCTTGTTAATATCCACATTTCTTCTGCGGATTAAAGAAAGTGCCCCGGCATCCTGGCGATCAGGAGTCATAGCCCCACCGCCAAGTGTTTTATTCCAGGTATCTGGCTTGAATTGATACGCACCAGCTGCAGCGGATGCGTAACCGCCTGAGCGAATTACGCGATTTGGGTGGCGACTCATGTCGGTGAAGGTTCCACCGCCAAATAAAGTTTGATATGGATTAGCTTTTTCGTATGTGCCTTCGGCGTACTGAACAGTTCCAAGGAGGGCTCGCTCCTCTGGTGTTTTATTAGCAGCAGAAATAGTGTTTATGCTATAATCGCCAGCTGCTACTCCGGCGCTAGCCTCAAATTGAAGATTTTGGATTTTGCGCTGAATTTCAAGCTGATAATCGGCGACGCTCATCTTGTAATCTTCTATTGATCTCTCTAGTTGCATACGAGATTTTGCTTGCTCGTACAGATAGTTACTCGTCTCTCTTTGGCGTTCGGATATTACAACTTCAAGATCACGGCGCTTCTTCTCTATGTCCGCTTCACCTTCGCTGCGAAGCTTCACAAAGTTGCGAACGGCGTCAAGCATCGTCTTTGCTTCGCCTTCTGCGCCAATAAATCCTTTGCGGAGGGCGAGATCGGCCGAATCAATACGAATCTGTGCAGCAGTACGAGCATTATCAGCCTCGGATCTAGCAATTTCTTGCCTTTTTCTGAAAATGTCTTCCTCTACTTTGCGGCGATTTTCGGAGGCTTGAATTTCAAGGTCAATTGCTTGACGCTGAAGGCTAAACCCCTGCTTGTACGCTTGCTTGATTTCATCGGCGGCCTGTTGAGCGGCCTTACGAGTTTGTTCGATCTGAGCGGGATCGAGATCCAAGGACGGAGGCTTAATCTTAGAAATAGCGCGATATCTTTCAATTACCTTGCTTTCGGCAGCCATCTGCTGTTCGGTTGTTTGATATGGCTTAACAGCTGCATTTAGTTTTTCCCTGTCAAACTTTGCCCTTTGCTCTGGAGTTAGGCCAGATCGAATATTGTCAACATCACTCTTAAAGTTTCCTGCTTGATTAAAGGCTTTGACAATACCAGTAACCCATTGCAGAAGTCCTGCCATCGGACCGGCAAGTGCCGCTTGTAATTGAAGATTGAATTCAGCCCAGGCCTTACTAAGCTCGATTGAAGACTTTCCAAGTGCGTTTAGATCATTGACGCCGGAAACCCCGATTTTTTTAATAATTTCAGATTGAATTATGGCCGTAGCCTCAGTGGCTCTCCCGGCTTCAATCAGCTTTTTAATATAAAACTCTTGCGATTTTGAATTAAAAAGATTCGCTTCTTTGAGTTTCTCGAAACCACTAATTGGGTCGCGCAGAGATTTGCCAGCCTCGGCGGCTGCCGCACCAAGCTGGTCAAATGCCGTGCCAAGGGCGGTGCCAATCAGCGACAGGCCAAAGCCCAAGCCGCCGCCAAGGAAGCCGCCAGCGGCGCCACCAGCAAGGCCTCCGAGCGATGCTCCAGCGCCTTGGCCAAACAGCAGCGGAAAGGCGCCACCGATCAAGCCCTCACTGATTGCATTTGCCGCTCTAGAGCCAACACGGCGAGTCAGAAAATCGGCGTTCGGATCTCGCCTTTCAAATTGACGATTAATATTGGCAATCGTTTCACGAAGTTGATTATCGAGACGATCAAACCCTTGGATTGTTGGATCCAGAATGGCCCTCAGCTCGGAAAGAGTGCCGGAAAGCGCTTCAAGTTCACGGGTTGAGCGCAATGAAATATCGCCAAGTGCGTCAAGACCCAGAAGATTCAATATATCTTGCCCGTTGGGAGGGACAGGGGGGTTGGGGGGGACAGGGGGGTTGTTATTATTATTGTTATTATTGTTGTTATTATTGTTGTTATTATTGCCACCGCCAGCACCGCCGAGAGGATTGCTTGGAAGCGATGGGCGCCCACCACCAGAAACAGTGGCAGCTGCACGATTAATGCTGCGCACAGCATCATTCGCAAAAACATCAGCTCCGCGCTGAGCGGAACGTTCAAATGCCTGGCGAATTCTTTCTTCAAATCTGTTGCCAACCAGTTCCTCGCCAGGAGGAAGAAGACCAGCAACTTTGCCCTGAGGAAGTAGGCGACCAGCGGAAGGGGAACGAAGCTTGCCCGTTTCGCTAACAATTTTTGCAATAAACTCCCTGTAATCGCCAATTACGCCAACCCAAGGATTTGGGACTTTGATGTCCCTAAGGTATTTGGCAAGTTCGCCGGAAATAAAACGCTCAAGCTCCCCAGGCCCAAGCATTCTCTGCGTTGACATAAAAGATGGAATTTCTGCGGCAGTGGCGCGACGATTCGCAGCCCCAACAAGATCAGTCGTAATTCTTGCGTCTGGCAGAGCATTAAGCGCCGCACTGTATATTTCCGGTTGCGTAGTAAGCTCGGCAATTTGCTTTCTAAAAGAAAGCATCATATCTTTGAATTCAGATGTTACGTTAGGAGTGCTGGCGCCAAACGGAAGTGGCTTGAATCCAGTTGACGGGCGTTCTGTAAATTCAAACCCTTTGTTTGTTGCTGTCAGCTTTTTAACATTGCGAAGAAGTGGCTCTTCGCCAAATGCTCTAGTCGTAGCGGCCTTGATCCTTGGATACGATTTTTGTATTTCAGAAATATAGGTATCTACGAGATTTTTTGCAATCTCTATCATTATCCGAGACGGACTAGCAATTCCAAGTGATTTTTTGATTGCAGTTACAATTGAAGTACCGAGCGAAACAGCGGAAGCTGCAACTTTAGGTATGCCTGACTTCAACTGTCCAGCAAGCGTATTCGATACATTATTTCCCGGCCCATTGCTGCCATTAAATTCACGAACAATTTTATCAACTGCCTCTGCTGGCGAAAAATCTCCAAGAAATGCCTGACGGGAATTGCGGGCATCCTGAAGGCTTGTAATCGCATCCTTCAGTCCACTACCGGGAGCCTTGGATTTGCTACCACCGGGGACGTTGACCCGCTCAAGGCGAATGAAGTCCCTGGAAATTCCCAGCTCTTCGTTCAAATTCTTTATTAATTGATCGGAAAGGTTGAGTTCATTTTGCTTCAGTGAGTTGATTACTGATTGAATGCGAGCACGCTCCCCAGATACGTCTACGTTTTTCTTTTCTAGCTTTTGAAGCTCTGCATCGACAATGGCAGTTGAACGAAGCAGGCCAGCAGCACGCTTAGGTGCATCAAGAGAGGATCGAATGTCGCTGCGAACGGCTTGTCCGGCAGTTTTTGGCACAGCAAGTGCTTTTTCAAGAGACAAGCGTCTTCCGGCGGCAGCATTTGCGTCAATAAGCGCATTTAGGCTTTTCGCACTATTTTGATAGTCATCATTTTCTGCTACTGCAATAGCATTTTTGACACGCAAAAGTTCTTCGGAAACGTCAAGTCCCTGGCGCTCAAGTTTTAACAGTCCAGTCTCTGCTATTTTTGCAGAATTAATTGCATTTTCAATTCGCCCCTTTGCGTTAATTGGCGAAAGCTTACCTGTTCTGTAAGTTGCATTTTTGCCAGAACGATTCGCACGCTCTGTTGCAATACGTTGTTTGTCAACCTCAGTTGTAATAGTCCTAGCGACAGAAAGACGCTTTTTATCAATTTCAAGCCCAGCCTCGTCAAGTTGGTTTAGGAATTGAATTTTTTGCTGCTGTGTTATTGAATTAGCTTCACTTGCAACAAAAATTCTATTCCTAGCGCCCTCAAGTTTTTTTTCCGCAATTGCCGTATTGCTTCTCATTCTCTCTGCTTCTTTTTCTGCGCGAGTACGCCCTATTACTTCAGCTCCACCGCCAAGCCGAGTTGCGAGCGGCTTTTCTCCAGTCATGCCACTGAAGGGGGCCTTTGGGGGAGGTAATGGGCCACCAAATTCACGCCACAGCTTTGCCGTAGAACGCTCAACTTCTTTCAATTGCTGCTGCCCAAGAGAAACAGCGGCTTTCGTTTGATCGCGCAAGTTATCAGCCAAGTTTTTGGCGTATTTTTCTTGCTCGACAAATTGCTCTTTGCCGCCAAGGGGAACAGAAAGACCTACCTCTTCCGCTTTGTTTCTGTCTTGAATTTGCTTGATCTGCCTTTTAAGCTCAGCAGTCAGCTGCCTGGCTTTGTCTATTTGCCCATCTGTTATTTTTTCGGAAATCAAATCTACTTTATTTCTAAGCTCGCCACTTTCAAACTGATCAAGCCTTAGATTGCTGATTGCTCTTTCTGTATCAAGCAATTTGTCTGCCTGACTTTTGCGATCTTTTTCAAGTTTACTGTAAAACTCTCCCTTTTTCCTTGAAGATTCAACATCATATTGCGGCAAAAGGCTCGACTTGCCCATGGGCGCAGCAATACCGGCTTTTACAGCCTGAGCGATATTTGAAGACTGTCCTCGCAACCCAGCAGCTCTTTTTTCAAGTTGCTGCATTTCGCCATTAACATTATTTATTACTCCCTCAAGCAATTGCCATTCGTCACTTATGTAAGGAACGATTGACTGAAGTTCACGCGCCCTGCCCGCAAGGGCACTCATCGAGGCTTCACTTTTTACAATAGTGCCATACGACTCAACAAGACTGCCAATCAAGGCTCTCGCGCCTTTCAAATTTTCTTTTGATCCTATTGAGCCTCCAACCTTAAATGCGCCTTCTGGCGTTGTCGGCTGTGTAAAGCCTTCTGCGAGCGCGGTTAATTGCTTTTGCCTGCCTTCATATATTTTTTGACTTGCAACCTGAGAAGCAATTACAAAGCGATTGAATTGAGTAGATGCAATTTTTGAATTATCCGCAACAAGCTTAAGTACGTCTGCTTGGGCATTAAGACGAGAAAGAGTCGAGCTTGGCTGATTTTTAAGTACCTGCCCAGTCGCACCCTTTTCTTGTGCAGCGCCCAAGCGAAGATATTCATCAGCTAAATTTGAAATAGCTTCAGTTGCAATCTTTGTCGCTTTTGCTCTACCGGCAATTTTCTGTACCGCAGGAAGCCGATCCTCCTCTGCGTTAAGTTTTTTTTCTGCAGCAGCAAGTTGCGTCTTGGCTGTAGCTAAATTTTTAATTGCAGATTCCTGCCTTTGTAGGACTTCATTGTATTTTTTAGTGTTTGGGTTAAGCGTGGCTAGCTGACGCTGGGTAGATGTAATTTTGTCCGTATATTTATCAATTGCGCCAGAAGCCTCATTTATAGCTTTTTGTTGACTAAGTATTGTCTCTTTAATTGTTTTTAGATTGGTGTCAAATTTATCAAATTCACTTGTAGCCGCCTTAACGCTAATGTTGAGCGGATTGGAATTAAGACTATTGACAATCCCTTCAAGCTGTGCAGCCTTGCTAACAATTTTGTCAATTTTTGTTGAACCATTAATAATTAAATTAATGGCTGCGTCAATACTTGCCACTGCTGCAAGGCCCGGTCGTACCCCGATTCTAGCGAGGCAAGAAAAAACCGCCCCATAGTGAGGCGGCAAGGACTATCTACGCTTTGCGTTTTTCTTGGCGTCTTCCATCATCTTATCGTTTTGTCTCTTTTTGATCGCAAAGTATGCTGCCCAAAGAGACATTTCCTCGTCTGTGACTTTCGTCTTCAGCTCATTGAGCGTGCAGTGAAGAGTCTCAGCAAGTGATAGCTGAAAGAGAAGGCGCCCATCAAACTCAAGCTCTTTTTCAATTGCTTTTGGCGTCGGGCTCAGCGTCCTCCGAGCCGCGAGGCTTGAGAACACAGAGGATCATCTTCTGGAGATCCTCGTCCTCCACTTCGCGCTTCAAGGCAGGAATATCGCCCGCTCTAAACAGCTTGTCGCCATTCTCATCAAGGGCTTTGGCGATCAGGAGCTGCATTGCAAAATCATTTGCGGAATCGCTCTTGGAATCCTTCTGCGCTTTTTCGCGCTCTGCCGCGGTAAGGGGCGAGGCATAAAAGACAAATTCATTGCCATCGGCAAGAATGATCTCCTGCTTGATAGGCTCAAAGTTTGCTGCTTTGCGCAGACGATCAATGGCCCTGATTGTCGAGGCGGGGGATGGTGCGGCGCTCATAAAAAGGAAGCGTTCAGCCCAAAGCTTACAGCATCAATTCAAAAGCGCCAACAACCAAGACCGTCAACGAGTCACTTCCTCCCAGTCGATCGAGCCGTAGGCATTCGTCGTGTTCGTGTTGCAGGACATTGCAATCGCAAAAACAGAGGGCGTCGAGGTAAAAGTGTTTCTTTCAAGCTGCAAAGAAAACAACGACTGCCTGATAATGTCCGCGATTGGCGTAGACTGGTTTGAGGATACAAAGTAACCGGACGAAGTTATATTGCCGCCCGTGATGCTGGTCCCCCCAATATTATACTCGACTGAGGAATTCGCATCAATTGTATCCCAGGAGCCGCCAGTAACAGTCGAATCCGTGACTACTCTCCATTTGTAAATAAGGTTGTTTCCAGTGCCAACGACTGATGCGGCTGTTGGAATTGTGATCGAATCAAGTTTTGTAGATTTAAGCCTAAGCGCAACAATTGGATAATAAGTTCCAGCCGTTGCCATTGAATACGGTATGTTTATCGCTGTTCCAGCAGATCCATGCCTGCCCCTGATTTCGTATCCACCCTCGGAAATAACAGTTGAGCATATCTGCTTCATTGTGCTACTAGAAGCAGTAGCCCCAAGGTTTTCAATCTCATAGCGCAACGGCAGGCAGGCCGTTGTCATGTAAGTGCTGGTAATCAGGTTCGCGTGGTGAAAAGAGTGACAATGGACGAATTCACCATTGATCACAAAGCCGCATCTAACGGTTCCAACGCCAAGCCACTCAAAATCCGTCCAAAAAATTTGAGCTTTTGAAAGATCAAGAGTTATGCCCGATGGGCCGGTGCCATCGAGCTTGTCAGCGCCATTCCAAGATGATTGAATTACCGGAGTATCGACAATGCCGCCACTTATCTTACTGCGAAGAACAAAACTAACTTGACTGCCACTAAGTTCAATGTAGGCGCCATTCTCGCTGCCAAAGTATCCACATCTTTGCCTGAGGTTTGTCTTGGCAGGCGAAAGAACAAAGGTATTAAGCGGAAGAAGCGACTTTCCTGGCTGATAAGCAAAAACTTTCTTGGTTTCTCGTATTACCTTCGATCCAGACGAAGAGGTAACAGTTAGATCGACAAGACCCTGATCTGCATTGAAATTCGCGGCTCCTCCATTAGCGGTAAGCGTATTCCAAAGACCATTGTCTGAGAACCTGTGGCTTGAGTCAAAAAGAGTAAACGGCTGCGCAACCTTCAATCTTCCGAAAGAATCAGCCGACGAGCTGGAAAGTTCTGCGTCTACCTCAAGCCTGCCATCTTCTGTAGCGTTAATTTCCAGAAGTCTCCCATCAGAAAGAGTCCCGTGCGTAACGGAAGTAGGCATTTGACAGCTCCAGGTAAAAGAAAAGCCCCTGCCGAAGCAGGGGCGCTTTGATCAGAAATAGATCAGGCGGTAGCAAAATCAAAGTCAACCGTCTCGGATGGACGGAAGTTAATTGCAATCGACTGAGCATCGTCGGGATTGACGTTCAGCGAGGCAGAAGTCAGGCTCACTGCCATTTCAATGGAGCGGCTCTTGGTTTCATCAATGACACCAGCAATCTCGATGCGATCCATGTAAAGCTTCATGGAAGCACCCACTTGCTTGCGCAGGAGAACGTCTTGAACGATTCGGTTGGCAAGGCCGCTCTCTTCGTCCGTCATGTAGACGTTTGCAGTACCATTGGCGTCGCCAAAGCCAGAAATGTACTTCCTGAAAGGAACGTACTGACCAAGGGTTTGACCGATAGTAGTAACGTCGATTTCGGAGCGAGAAACTTCAAGGCTCCAGTCACGAACTTCCGCTACCACGGCGTAATCAGCGTAGTAAACCTCAAACTTGTTGGGCGAGGCTGCAGTTCCATCATCGGTCAGATCAACAGCGCTTCCGCCAATGCTTGTTGACACTTGCAGATCGCCAGTTGCTGCGTCGTAACTGATCACGTAGTAAGTGGTAGAGTCGCTGAGGGGCGCTGGCAGTGTTCCGGCTCCAGCACCGCCAGTTTGGGTATTGACGAGACCAAACTTGACGGGATCGCCAGGCTTGAAGTTGAACGCAGAGCCAATATTGATGATATCGGTCGTTGTGTTGACGAAAGACTCAATGAAGGTGGCCTGGGTGCCAGCTGGCTTGTAGTAAAAAGCGCCAGAAATGCCGGACAGAACGGTTGCCATGACAAGCGGGGGGGTAGTGGTTTAGTGGGCACTGCCCAGCTACGGACAGGCTAGCGACTTACTTCACGGTAGCTTCCCAACCAGCGTCAAATCGACCAATGAAGTGAGTAAAATCGTCTGCTGATGGAAACCTGGGACCATTTATATCTTTAATTCTAACGTAAGTATCGGTCGCTGTTTTGCGATTTGAATTAATTTGATCAATAACAGTTTTTGCAATAGTAAGCATTTCTTGACAGCGGGCTGGGCCTTTGTTTTTTGCTGCAAAGCAACGGATAATCAATGCACCCCTTGCATAATCCAAGCACTGCTCAAGGGTGCATTCTGTCGTCATGCCAAATGTCATATTTACGCGAACATATTCATCCGGTGGATCTGGCGGAACGAAAGTAATATTATCAAAATAAACAGGAACTGCTGGCGACTGAGAATTGTAAGTGGTGAGCAACGGGCCTTCAATTTTTGCGCGGATAGATTGGTAGTTCATTACACTGCCTCAAAGCCAAAAGAAAAGCCAGCACTCAAGTCCTTTTGCAACCCACCCCCGCGCAAGTAATTCTGATACCAGTAGGGTTCTGCTGTAATTTGAGATGTTACGTTTTCCTCCATGTTGTCATCCCTTATCTGCCAGCGAAGATGCTCTGTACTCGGCCTGCTACTTCCAAATTTAACCACATCCCCAATCGGATATGGTTGGTAAGAGGGAGGCGCGAATTTCGCCTCTTCTTCATCAATCGCAATTGCCGCATGTTCCGAGGTATTGGAAATGCTAAATTTTTCGTAACCGGCTTTTAAGTAACGCTCTACTTCATAAATTGTAACATCATTTTTAGTGTAGCTATAAATTCTTCCTGCTGTCCCAGGCGTATTTGGAATTTGCCCTTGCGGCGCAAATCCCCACGATGCAGAAAATTCCCCAGTCCATGCAGGCCCTTGTTGAGCCAGGCTATTCATTGAACGAACAGCAAACTCTTGTATTCCCCTTGCGAGCTTGCGTCTTGCTATTTTTTCTATTTCGGCGGCAATTCCCTTGTCAATCGTTTTTTGAAGTCTGGCCTGTTGCGCCGAGCTTCTTGCTCTCCTCGGTGCCATATCAGCTCAGCCTCGCAATGACTGTGTGCATGATAGGGTCATCACCTCGATAGTTGTTAATTGAAACTATCTCCGCAACTCTCGTCCTACCATCTTGCGCATACTTGATGGAATCCGAAACTCTTGGATAATAGCTGCCCAGGCTAGATGCAGAAATAATGATTTTGATCATTGAGTGCTGAGCGTCACTCTTCTCTTCAGGCTTTAGATCAGCAATGACAATTTTTACCGCAATTTCTGTCGTCGCACCCAGAACTGTTCCCGTAGTGGGATTATATGTTTGGTTCTGCGAAGTTTTGACGTAAGTAGCGTTGATCCCAAACTGACTAATCAGTGGCCCCGGAATCGAACTAAAAATGCTATCAACCAGCGACATGGCTCATCAAAGGGGATTGCTGGCCCACCCACCATAGGAGGGATAGATTTGGCTGCCCACGACACGAATACGATTTGGGCGGAACGCGGAATTTCCGTAATACGGATCAAGTCGCGCAACGCTATCTCGCGTCACATACGGCTGATTGAAACTTGAGTCAATTGCGTAGCGACTCAGAATATCCATTGAAAAGGGAGGAATATAATCCATGCCCGTTTGAGGAGCATCCCCGCCTTTGAACTTGACGCGCAATGCCCCATTGCCAAGCTCAACTTCTTCGTATTGATTCGTATCACGCAGCGACGCGCCACCGTCATTAACTGCAACCGCTGTATATCCGCCACCACTACCAAGAAATGCAGCCATATAGGCTACTGCAATTTCAAAATCAATCGGAAGCTCGTCATATGGCAGAACTCGCCCATCAATTTTCATGCGACGAGGCCAAGCCAGAGATTGTTCTTGCGTCGCAACGGTTCCCTTCCACTTCAAGGGATTGATCGTCATTGACGCAGCAACAAGAGTTTGCTCTTTTTGCGTAGTCGTAAGTGCAAGCCAGGCTGTAATGCCCGCGCTTGCGGGTAGCTCACCGAGAAGGGTCGAGGCCCGAGCAACGCTCAAGAATGAGTTGGCGTCAGAAGCGCCAATTGTTGATACAAAAGCCATCGACCCGCTCCGTTGTGACTCAGCCCTTGGCTGCGGGCTTTGCCTTTGCAGTCACCGTAGCGGCCTTGGGCTGTTCCTCGGCTGCTGGTTTCGGCATCGGGCATTCTGCGGCTGCCGCTTCACGCTCTTGGCGCTCCTGTTCGGCAAGACGAAGTGCTGCCATCCCCATTTCAAGTACCTCCAGGTAAAAAGAAAGCCCCCCGAAGGGGGCCGGTCTCATTCTACGTCGATCAGACGTAGGCCTTCAGTTGAGTGATACGGATGTTGCGGTCATCCGTAAACACTTTCGTCCAGTTGGTGCCAGTAGCAAGCTCAGCATTGCTGGGCGAGTTTGCAGCAGCAGTGCCGGTCCAGCTCAGACCATTTGGATGCACCAGATAATGCGTCCGGTTGATCAGGAAGTCGATACCTTTCAGGGAATCGCGATCCGTTTCAAGAGGGGTCTTTGCGGGAGCGGTCGCATAAGCGAAAGCGCCAGGACCGAAGAAGTACGTGGAATACACGTTCTTGCCAGCGCCAGCGCCGGTGCCAGCACCAGTATCAACGGGCAGGGTGTCATCCACGAACACAGGGCGACCAAGGTAGGTGCCTTTCTCCAGACGCTGCTCAGACAGGCGAGTGTCGAGCTGCGAAGTAGTGGAAGCGGGGATGATCAGATCCTGCTTCATCAGGGCGTAGTAGGTGGCCGAGTGCATAAACACACCGGTCAGCTCTTCGCCTGCATCACCAAGCTTGGCGATGGCATCAATCAGCGCATCGGGGGTCAGAGCAGTGCCCGTACCGCCGCTGGCGTGAGAAGAAACCAGGGGACCGCCAGTTGCAAACAGACCCTTGATCACTTGGATCAGGACTTTTTGCATGTCGCGCACCCAGTAACGACCAGTGCTACGAGCAATGGCCTGCATCGGGTCAGAACCGGCAAGCTCAGCTGCAAGGTCAGAAGACTTCCAGCTCTTACCGCGAACGTTGCGCACGCCGATCTGAATACCGCCACCGATGGTCTGAGGGGTCAGGCCAACAGTGTCGCTGAGGATTTCGGAGTCACCCGAGAGATCACCGAAGAAAGGCAGGTCAATGGTTTTGCCGCCTTTGTTGAATTCGGCCTCAATGGCACCATTGGTGGTCATCAGGCCAGAAGTAACAAGAACGTTGCGATCTTGCACTTCTTCTTGCTGATAGCCGAGGAAAAGTTCGGGGATCAGCGGAACACCTGCGAGAAGCATGGCTCTAGCTCAAGAGAGAGTGATGATGGATTGACTGCGGTCAAACCGCAAAAGAATTTGCGAGCGAAAAGGGCACAGCCCTGTTCCAAATTTCAGAGCAAAACAAAGCACAGCAGAGTTTCGCGGTCTGTCACAGAACGTGGCACCGCCACTCCTGCTCGATGGGGCACCGCCCCTATGCAACAGATACTAGCGCTTTTTCTTCGGTTTGCGCTTTTTTGCTGTTTTGGCAGCTGCGCGAAAATCACTCGCAGATGGAGCACCAGGATCGCCAGGCTTGCGCATTCTTTCCTTGCTGCCAGATTCAATGCGCTCACGCTTAGCGTGAATTGAAGCATATAATCCAGGCGATTTTTTCTTTTTGGAAGCCATTTGATCAAAGCTACTGCTCAAAGTCTACGGCCAGGTTGCCATCTTCATCGCCAAGATACCTAACAACAGCCAAGCAAACAGAGTAGAACATTTCGCCCGGAAAATTGCTTTTCATTTTATTGACGATGTTGCACACAAATATCGTATTTTCCTTGGTATATCCCTCGCCACTGTCTATTCGCTCAATAGAAACACTATTTGGCAGATTTGGCTGTGTGGTCATCTCCCATCCTGTGTAGGCGCATATTCCCCCTTGCGCATCCCAGGCCGCGCAAAGATCATCGGCAGTTATCGAGAATTCCTGGCCACGTTTTTTTGAACTTTCACGACAGCATCTAAGAAATGTTTTGACCCTTCCCTCAAAAGTGCTGTATTTCTTTTCAAGAGAGCGCCTACCCCCCTCTCTGCAACACTGCTTGCACCACGAATGATAGCCGTCGGATGTTTGCTTGTGCTTGAAAAAATTACTTACATGGCTAATCGCTTCGCATTTTGCGCAAATTTTTTCTTGGGTTTCAGGAAAAAAGAAAGCTCTTTTGGAGTTGTTGGCGTACCTGGAGCGCTCTGGAGTCGGAATCAAGGGTCTGTATCGAATCAAGCCAAAGACTAGCGTACAGACCCATTGATTACCTCATTTCTTGGCACCTTTCTTGGGCTTGCGAGTCATGCCCGCTTCAGACATTGCAATGGCGCGAGCCTGAGCAGGAGAGGTTACTTTTTTGCCCGAGCTGGATTTCAGCGTACCCGCTTTATACTCACGCATGACTTTGCTGATTTTCTTTTCAGCTTTGGTTTTCTTTTTCATGACAGGCAGAAAAACATGAAATCAGTCTAGCTGTCACCACAATTCGCGATCAGCCCAATATGCAGCTGACATTTTTCCGCGTGCAATATTTTTTGCGTGACGGGCACGAAAGAACGCACGACGCTCTTTCGATTGCTCGTCTTTTCGGTTGCCCGCAGTCGTCATATTTGCATCGCCAAAACGAATCAACTTATATGTATCACCCTCTTTTGCCATGACAACGCCTTTCTTGGTCGGATGATTCGGCGTGCGCTTAGGTGAATTTACGGCGGTGAGGCCATTCTTTTTCATGGCCGCTTTGACGCGCTCTGGGATCGCCATGTCTCTGGAAGCTCTTTCCGCCAGAATAGCGCCAAAAAAAATACCCCCCTTGCGGGAGGCATCGGCTTCAACCACAGAACAAGTCTACAGTCATTTGTTGAAGACGCGACCCATGACAGGATCAAGTTTTCCTGAAGCGCGAGCTTCATTGATCAGGCGACGAGCACGCTCGGGATTATCTTGCATGATCTTCGCTGCTTCCGTTGCATTTACGGAACCGGTCGCAAACGGATTGTTTGCAGACATGGCGGCGCTTGAGCGAGGAGGAGTCATGCCAGATCCGCTTGCACCACTGCCACGGAAATACAGCGAATACTCATCATCTTCGCGAAGACGAGAAACTGCATCACGCAAAGCAACGGGATTGTCTTCAGGGCCAAAGACAACAGTCGTTTCGTCATCAAGTAGACGAAAATCGCCCTGCATCAACTTGAACAAATGCTGAGGGCGGCTGCATTCAGCTTTTGAAAGCTCATCGCGAACAAGCTGCTCAAGCTTGCTGTGACGACGATGCTCACGCTCTTTGTTTGCAACCTCTTCAGCCGCTTCTTTTGCTTTGCGCAAATCAGCAAGCTCTTTGCGAAGGGAAGTGAACTGCGCCTTCATCGCCTCGGTCATGGCGTCCGAGGGCACCTGACCCGCCGACTGCCCCTGCTGGGCGGCCGGTGCGGCAGGAGCTGGTTCCTGGGGCTCCTGGGGCTGCGTGCGCAGGCTGACGATCGCATGAGCGATCCCATCCTCGTCCAGATCGTCTCCCAGCTCGATGCCAGCAACCTTCAAGAAGGTATCGACCTGCTTTTTCTTTTTGAGGTCGCGGATCAGGCCTTCATTCGTTGCTTTCAGCCTGATCGCCTCGCTTTCTGCGCTGTTCTTTTGCTTCTGCAGGTCTGCGAGTTGCGCCAGGGCCTCTTCCAGATTCTCGGGAATGGCGGGTTTCGTCACGTAAAATCAGAACTTGACTCGTCAAATGATAGCACCAGTCGCCTCGTTTGGCTGTACGGTCGCTTCAGGGTTTTCCGTATCAAGACCCTCGCTGAGCGGCGAGCTGTTATCGACAGGGATCTGACCGCGATTTACAACCTGCCGCCCGGTCGCACCAATACCAAGATCTCTCGCGGTCTCGGTTCCGTCAAGCCCCATGTCGTCAAGCATGTTGGAAACACTAAATTCCGGCAGGCCTTCAAACATTTCGCCCGCTTCCAGCATTCGCAAGAACATGCCGATCGTAATGGCGTTGCTGTCCTTGAACAAAGAGCTGAGCGCCATAACTTGTTGCGAGTGAAGCTTGACCGGAATGAAGTTTTTGCTGATTGCGACGCGCACTTCTGAGAATTTGCGATACGCGGAGGCGTACAGCAGGGCTCGGTTGATCGCATCCTCAAGGGACTGCACGAGTACCGCAAGCTGAGAATCGCTCTGAGAGCGGTCCAGGAGCTTCGCGAAGCCGCTTTCCGCCTGAGTCTTGCCCGTAGTCATGGCGACGGCAGCAAGCCGCTCCATGGCCGACTCAATGCGTTTCAGGTTCTCAAGGGTGACGGAGGCGCCCTCCATCGAAGCACTCATCAAATTGTACTTTGCATCAGGATTTTGCGAGAAAAGAGCGCGACCGGCACCAGCTTTGATTTCATCATCAGGACGCACGCCCGTACCTGTAAGAATTGGCGAGGAAGTCAAGTGAATTGACTCTGCAAGGTCAGCGGACACCGCCCAGTGATGCAAGTTAAGGCGTGAAATATCAAAAAGCAGGGGGCGCCCACGGAAAAAGGCTTCTTTTTTGCCGCCAAATACGGGAACAAATGGAATAAATGACACAGACAGATAACTCGTGTCCTCAAGTGAATACTTATTGACATTACCCGGAATGTTCATCTTTGCATAAAGACGACAGCGAACCCGCTCGGTCGAAATCATGCGCTCAGGCGTGTCGCCAAGCACTGAAACATTGTTGTCTGCGAGAGAAACAATGTCATAAACACGCACAGCTGGCACAACTTCTTCAAAGAATTCGTTGTCAATGCTCTGGCGACGAATTTCTGACTTCACTCGCAAGTAAGTCGGGAAGGCACCGAAGATATTTTGATCGCCAATCTGTGCATTGAATATGTCATAACGACATTCAAGCACCTGATCCATGCGCATAAGCACAAAATAGGGGCGAGGATTGAGTAGTTTCTCCTCGGCCGCAGTCAAATTCTCTGGAAGCTTCGGGTATTCAACCCAAATTGCAGCTACGCCCCCATCAAGAGCTTCTGTAAAGACTTCTTTTGTGAAAGAGAGTAGAGAATGACCCTCCAGGTCAACATCATCAAAAAAATTACCCCAGTCAGTTGGAATATTCTCTGGCAGTGACACGCCTTTGCGCAGCGCTGTGCCCGTTACAAGGTCACGAAGGTGTGCGTAGTAGTTCTGAAAGCTGCTTTGGGCGCGTGTTTTGCGCACTTCGTAGCTTTTTTGTTCTTCTAGATAGTCTTGGGGGAGGTATTCGGATGATGCTTCAACTAGGCTGAACTCGGGAAGCGTGCAATATCGAATCGGGGCGAGACGTGCAATCTGTTCGGACTGCTCGATCGAGTAAGAATCGACCCCAACAACCCCTTCAATGGCCTCTTCGTACTCGGGATGACGCCGTTCAAAAGGCAGAACGAGATCATCTGCGGAGGGAACAAGGGAATTCGGGACGATCGCCACTGCCTTAGGGTCTTTTCAGACAGTGTAGCCCTACTCCTAACTATTTATCTCCAGCGTGGACGATTTGTTTGCGCAATTGCGCGTGGCATGGTCTGCCAAACTAGATAGCGAATAGAATCTCCCGCGTGCGAAAGATCATTTTTGCCGCCCTTCATTGGTTTGTAGCTCTCGTCATACCCCCAGTTCTCAAGACTTTGTATTGTTTCGTAGCAGGCTGTTGGGTTTACAAGCACTGCGCCCGCATGAATATGCAAGTTTGCGTGAGCAATGGTTTCTGCGACGGGTGGGTTGCGACGTTCCGCGATTACTTTGATGCCCGCGCCACGCAAAATGTCGTGATCGCTTTCTGTTGAGCTTGTGCTGGCGTGACTGCCACTGGCGTCAGGGAAGCAGGTGATCATGCCATTTGCAAGCTGACGAGGGTATTGGCGCTTGATGTACTCAACAAGATCAAAAGTCGTGCGACAAGTGTGTTCAGCAAAGATGTGCAGCATTTGACCCATTGGCCCTGGGCGCACAACGGCATAGCAAGATTGACTCTTGCCAATGTTGAAGTCTGCGCCGAACATGATGAGTTCGTTCGGCTCGGGATGAAAAACGCTTGTGCAATGCTTTTGACGATCGAATTCGTAAAATACAGTTGCTTGTGCGAGATTAACAAATTCGCCGTTGAGATAAGCTTCAATCAGGTTGGCGGGATAGGAATTTCTTAGGTTCTCAATGAAGCCCGGATCAAGGAAGGGGTTATCTGCAGTGCGAGCCTTGTAAAGTGCTTTCTCGTCTGATGACTCACGCACAAACATATTATACAAAGCTTTGTGCCCTTCTGGCGTAGACGCAAAGCAAAGCTGAGGACAGTTGCCCACACGAACACGACCTTGCAGTTTGATAATTGCTGCTTCAGCTGTTTGCGTCGAAACTGTATCAATTTCGTCAACAGTCATACTTGCAGCATTAACGCCGATCAGGCGATTGTAGTTTTCAAATGAACGCAGCAGGACTGGTGTATCGCCGCCCGGAAGTTTTAGAGTAAAAACAGGAAGTGGCGAGGTACGGAATTCATAAGGAATGCCGTAACGATCTAATACGTTCTGCCAGGCAGGAATTGCAACGTCTCTCAAGAGCGGAATAGTCGGCTCAAGAAACAAATGAGTGAAGCCTGGGCTTTTGAAACAAAGTAAGACTGACTTTGAAACTGCTGCGAAGCTTTTCCCGCTACCAAAGCCGCCGCACAGAGCGACGAGGCGATGAGTAAAGTCAGTTACGAATGGGTATTGATGAGGAAGCAGATCATTAATTATACGTGCTTCACAGGCTTTCGTGTCAAATGCAACGTTGTTCTTTTTTGAGAGCTTGCGAAGAGTTGAAATGTCTTCAAAGAGCCCGAGAGCATTGAGCGCTGCGCGATCGGCGTAACGTGAACTGCGCGATTTGGCTGGCACGCTTTCTACGGGAGAATCTTTGAGACAATATACAGGCTGATTGCGCAAGCAACAACATATACAAGAATTATTGCAAGGATTTTGCTTAAAGTCCGTGTGGAATGGGCAAAAAAAATATGGGGGGAGGGATATGACCCGACCCTCTAAAAAGTAGGTGACCCCCCGTAAGTTTCGGGGGGATTGTATAACTTCTGCGGTGAAATTATTTCAAGCGATCCTCACACCATTTGAGTGCGTGATCCCTGTTAAAACCTGCGGCGTTTTGTTCTGCCATGCAGGCTCCATAGGCTAGGTGGGCGTCAATCGCTTTGACTGCTGCCACGCTGCCGTGGCCGATGATGAGGCCTGAGAGGATGGCGAGGATGGGAGCGGCTGCGCTGTTCATGGGGTGAGGGGGTGAGGGGGTGAGAGGCCTGGCTGGCAGGCCCCTGGGCGGCGTTGTGCTGGAGATCAGCCAAGAGTCAGCGTGTCCGCTGACTGAATGACTGGCCGTTGTGCCCTATTAGCGATCTGTTGGGCGATCGCGGCTACGGCCTTAGGCTTGTTGCCGCTGGCCACCCACAAGCGGGCCAGATCTCCGAGGGGCAGCGGGCCGTTCTGCAGAACGGTAAGCGCCACTGTGTAGGCTGCCGCTCCGCGGCAGCTGTTCAGGCGTTCGCGGTGCTGCGGTTCGGTGCGGTGCTGCGCTGTCACCTTGGGGGCTGTCCAGCCCATGGTGGCGAATGCCTCGCGGGCTTCGTCCGTGAGGCTGACGCGCGGCGCGGTGGCTGCGCGTGCTGGCTTGGTGGCTTGCTGAGCTTCGGCAGCTCGCAGGAGGCTCTCCAGTTGCTCAAACGGCAGCGAGCCGATGGCACCGGCGGGCAGGGCTTCGATAGCTTGCGGCGTTGTCTTAATTGCCTTTACCGGGCTGGCGCCCTTGGCGGCCGGGAGCTTGGCACGGCGGGGCGTGCGCTGCAGCTTCTGGGCGGTCTCGCAGCCATCGGCTAACGCCTGCAGGCGGGCGGTCTCGGCGCGGGTGCCAGGGGTGTTGTTGGTCACTTGTTGATCCTTTCGGTTTGGGTGGGGGCCAGCTTTCGCCAGCACCCATCCTTTCTACAGGAGATCGGCACCATTCGGGACCAATACGGCCAACCTGTAACAAACCTTCACAAACGAGAATTGCCAGCAGTCGAGCAGTTTGTGTAAATTATAGAATCAACAATCTATAAAGTATCAATCAACGATTGCTAATTAACATTTAACGATTTGCTGTTTAACATTTAGCAATTACTATTTAACATTTAGCAATTTGCAAAATATAGTTACATCTAACAAATTACTATTTAACATTTAACGATTGCTGTTTAACATTTAACGATTGCTATGTAATATTTTACATTTAGCTAAATCTTTCAAATTCTACAAATTTGCGATTTCGTTATATTTTTTCACGAAACATTTAATTTTTAATCTTTTTTGCAAAATATATTTTTTATAATTTTTAGATTTTTATAATTTTTATAATTTACATAATTTTTATAATTTACATAATTATAGTGATTTACATAATTATAGTGATTTACATAATTTTTGTGATTTGCAAAATTATAGTGAATATGAAAATTACAGTGAATATGAAAGTTTATGTGAATATGAATTTTGTGGTGAATGCGAAAGTTTATGTGAATGCAAAATTTATAGTGAATGCGAATTTTATAGTGAATGCAAAATTTACAAGTGAATGCAAATTCTGCGATGAATGCAATTTTTACAGTGAATGCAAATTTTCATCATTTTCAGATTTACGTTGAATGGGATAAATTCGCTCGGGTGCAATTTCTTTTGGCTGTCGAGTATTAGTTTCGCCCTGCCACAATTTTACCTTGAATGCTCTTATTTTGTTAGTGCCATTGTTTATTATTTCAGGTGAAACCATTATGCCCCTCTTCTCTTTGTATGCAACTTTACGAACTAAATTGATGTCTCCCAAAGCTTTTATAGACTTTGAAACTTTACTGTATGGCTCGCAAATTTCTTCTGCAAGCTGAGAAGTTGTAAGTTGAATGAAAACTCTTGTGCGTGAAAGATAAATCAGAAAGCCAAATAACATGACATCGAAAGTAGAAAGTGAATACGTTTTTCTATTGATGAGCACATTTTTATACAGGGTTTCTGAGAGTTTTGCCCCCGACAAATACAATCCCGACATAATGGAAACGTTATGCAAACGTAGAGTATAAACCCAGTCAGGGACAGGGTTTTGGTTTTCAAAAATCAGAATAAGATCCGATAAGACTCATTCCAGCGCAAGGGTTTTGAGATTTCCCTATTAGGGCAAGAGTAGAAACTTGGACGGGAGGTCATAGATTGCTCACTCATCAAAATCAGCTTCCTCAAGTGCAACAAGTAATTGCTCAACGCCAAGAGCATTCGATTGCAAACTTTTTGCAACTTCAGCAACTTTTGCGGCGCTATTTAGAATGCTCGGTATATCTCGCATATCTATCACGCGCTCTGAACTTAGATATTCATCTAAAGTACGATTAGCTAACTGTGCAAGTTTTGCAGCGTCATGAGAAAGAGCACGCCCTAAGAATTCTTGCTGAGAGCGATATTCTTCTAACTTTCGCTTATGTTCAATTGCTCTTGCATCTTTCTCAAGTTGCAGCTTATTTGCAAATTCATTTCTGTCGTAATCTGCTACACGTTCGCCCCAATTATTTCTCTTTGCAATTTGAGCGACTTTCGGTTCTTGCAAATTAAATATTGCGCTGATATAATTGTAAGATCTACCACTTCCACACTTAGCGTAGAGTTGGAACAATTCAAATTCTTTCTGAGTCTCATTCAAAGCTCCACCCTGTCTAATAAAGAATGACTTTGTAGCTAGATGTTCATGCAGCAAAGAATTTGAGTCTTGCGCGAATTGTAGACTCTGATCAAAAACATTCGATTCACAATC